AATAAAATCTATGAGGTGTTAAGTGTTGATAAAGATGGTGAGTTTAAAATAACAAGTGATTCAGGCAGAGAGTGCGGAGTTTATTTCTCTGCTTATCATTTTGAAGTAGTGACCGATAACGCACCAGGTTATTACAACAATGAGAAAGGTAGCTTGTACAAGTTTGCAGAAGACCATGATCTAAACTCATGGGAATTTGATTTGGTTAAACGTCTGGTAAGATGTAGAAAAAAAGGTAACTTTGTACAGGATTTAGAAAAGACAAAATTTTTAATTGATTTATATTTAAAAGAATGGAAAGAGAAATAATCAACTGGGCAAAGGCAAGGAAGTTAGACAACCCAGACAATAAGTTTCAACAGCTTGCAAAGGTCATGGAGGAGGTTGGGGAGTTATCTTCTGCAATACTAAAGCGAGATATTTCAGAAACGATTGACGCGCTTGGAGACACTTACATAACACTTGTTATTTTAGCAAATCAAATGGGCTACTCATTAGAAGATTGTGCAAAACGTGCCTTTAAAGTTATTGAATACCGAAAAGGTAAAACAATTAACGGAACGTTTATAAAAGAATAATTTGTATATTTGCATAGCATATAATTAGTTTTAAACCCTTGCATCAATTGTTGTAAGGGTTTTTTCGTTATCTTTAACCCCATGAATTTAAAAGAGATTGCGCAGTATCACGACGAATGGGTAAGAATTGTTAAACGCTTTGGAGCCAAGACCGATGCTGAAGACATTGTACAAGATATGTATCTAAGGTTTCACAAGTACGGCAAAGGTCAAGTAGTAACCAAGTCATTCATTTGGATCATGCTGCGTAACTCTTTTTACGATTCATGCAAGCGTAATGTTTCAACAGTAGACATCGACCTACTTGTTGATCTATCAGAGGACGAAAACAACAAAAGCTATGAAATAGAGTTATACTATCAGAGCGTGGAAGATGAAATAAAAACATGGGAGTGGTTTGACCAACAACTATTTTTATTATATTTACGAAGCGGAAAAAGTATGCGTGAACTTGAAAAGGAAACTAAAATAAGTTTGACTTCTATTTTTCACACTATTAAAAAATGCAAACGGAAATTGAGGGAGTGGCAAAAACAACAGGTACATGTGTAAATTAAACAATATAAAAAATAAAGAATTTATAGTTTATAGAATTGTAAATGATAATTACGTTGGAGTTACAACTAATTTACATAAAAGACTATTGAAACATAGAAGTAGAAGCGGATTTGATATAAGTAATGTTGATATATTAAATGTTACTTCTGATTTAAAAGAAGCGTTAGAGTATGAATTATATCATCAACATTTTTTTAAATGTAAAAAAGGTGTTAGGAATCAAGAAGGACATAAGAACCCTACAGCTAAAAATGTTTTGTGTTTAAAAACAGGCGTTGTTTACGATACAATAAAACAAGCTTGTGAATCATTAAATTACGACTATTCATCAGTTAGACAAAAGATAAAAGATAATAAAAATAAATACTTACTAATAAAACTATAATGGCTAAAAAAGTATCGAAAGGCTTTGGAGACACTATTGCAAAGTTTACAGAAGCTACTGGAATTGATAAGGTTGTTCACTTCATTGCAGGGGATGATTGTAATTGTGATAAACGTAAAGAAATATTAAATAAACTATTTCCTTATAAAACACCTGAATGTTTAACAGAACCTGAATATAAGCTATTGGAAGAACTATTACCTCAAATTTCTGTTAAGATTAAACCAAGTCAACAAATTGAATTCTTAAAGGTTTACAATAGAGTCTTTAAAACAAACGAACGACCAACTTCATGTGCTAGTTGTCTTAACGATATGTTGCGTAAAGTTAGAATAGTTTTTAATGAATATAACAAAGAGTCATTCCCTGAAGGGCAAGGCGGATTTTTAGGATAGTACTATGGCACACGGAGGAGCAAGACCTAATGCAGGTAGGAAAAAGAAATGTACTAAATTATCTGAGACTATAAAAGACCATTGTCATAATTTCATTATTGAATTAATGAAAGACAAAGAAATATTTTCAATAGCTAAAAAAGAAGTTCAATTATTAATTGACTTTGAAGAAGATTGTAAATTAAAAGAAGAGTATCTTTACATAATAAAAAGCAATGGATTTTATAAAATAGGGTACACAAAAGATATAAAGTCAAGGTTAAATGATTATAAGGTTCACTTTGGTTTAATTGAATTAGTTTATGTTTATAAAGGGTACAATTGCTATGATTTAGAATCAATAATTCATAATTTAGTAGAAGATAAGAATCACAGAGGTGAATGGTTTTCGTTAACAGAAACAGATGTAGTTACTATTGTTAGTTATTGTTCTAAATTAATTAATTAATTTTTATTAAAAGTGGATAATAGAAAAAACAACGGTGGACATTCAACAGCAGGCAAAGCAGGAAGAAAGCCTTTATCCGACGAAATAAAAGGTTTTACTTTAGCACAGCCACACGTTGAAGATGCTTTCAGAGTATTAGCTGAAATAATGATTGATGAAGCTAAAAGACCATCAGATAGGATAGCAAGCGCAAAGATTTTAATCGAATATGGTTGTGGTAAACCAAAAGAACATGTAGAGCAAGACATTAACATCAACACAACAACACTAAAAGACTTGATAAGTTTTGGTAGTACTGAATCCGAAATATAAAACATTTGCAAATGATAGTAGATATTTCATTGTTACAGGTGGCAGGGGTAGTGGTAAGTCATATTCTATTAATTTACTATTGCTGCTCCTTACCTACGAGTCGAACCATGTTATCTTATTTACACGTTATACCCTTACTTCTGCTCACATCTCTATTATACCTGAATTTATTGATAAGATTGATATATTAGATAAGCACAAAGACTTTCATATAACAAAGGATGAAATAATTAATCTAAGGACAGGAAGTAAGATACTATTCAAAGGTATTAAGACATCGAGCGGAACTCAAACAGCAAATTTAAAATCATTGGCTGGGGTAACTACATGGGTACTTGATGAAGCTGAAGAGTTAACCGATGAAGATGTATTTGACAAAATAGATTATTCTATTCGACATAAGGAAAAACAAAACAGGGTAATACTTATTCTTAACCCTGCTACTAAAGAACACTTCATCTATCAAAAGTTTTTCGAGAGTAGAGGAGTTGAAGCGGGAGTCAACACGGTTAAAGGCGATACAACGTACATTCATACAACATATAAGGATAACATATCAAACCTATCTGAAAGTTTCTTAAATCAAATAAAAACTATAAAAGAACGTAGACCAGATAAGTATAAACACACAATACTCGGTGGATGGTTAGAGAAAGCAGAAGGTGTTATCTTTACCAATTGGAGAATTGGAGAGTACAATAAAGATAATGGCTCGGTGTTTGGTCAGGATTATGGATTTAGTAACGACCCATCTACACTTGTTGAAACGTCAATAGATAAGACTAACAAGATTATTTATGTTAGGCTGCACATTTATCAAACAGGATTGACCACATCACAACTTTCACAACTAAACAGGCAATTTGCAGGACGCGACTTAATAGTAGCGGATAATGCAGAGCCACGTTTGATTAACGAATTAAAGTCACAAGGGCTTAACATTGTACCTACAATCAAAGGTGCGGATTCTGTTAAATATGGAATAAGTTTATTGCAAGACTATGACTTAATTATTGATGAAAATTCCGTAGATTTGATAAAAGAATTAAATAACTATTGTTGGCTTGAAAAGAAATCAGAAACACCAATAGATAAATATAACCACGCGTTAGATGCGTTAAGATATGCAGTTAGTTATCAATTAAGTAACCCAAATAAAGGTAAATATGGAATCAGGTAAATCACTAAGACAAATGATTAATGAGAGCAGCGCAAAAGTTGTGGATGCTTACAAAGACGAATACGGAGATAATTGGAAGTTTCAATGTGTTGAGTCAATCGACAATGAAGTTGCGAAAGCTGAAGCATCATTGAAGTATTGGAAGGGTGTAAGAGCTAAAGTAATGGTGGCTAAATGAAAGTAGAAATTGACATCCCTTCCAACCTGTCCGAAATAAGTTTAGACAGGTATCAGAAGTATATGGTTACTTTGAATAACTCAGATGACAAAGAGTTTGTATTTCAAAAAATGATTGAAATATTTTGTGGGCTTGAATTAAAAGAAGTTGTCAAAATGAAAGCATCGACCGTAATAGAGTTGGTGCAACACTTTGACAAATTGTTTAACGAAAAAACAAAGTTCAAACATAGATTTAAATTGAACGGTGTGGAGTTTGGATTTATACCAGACCTTGAGGAAATATCTTGGGGTGAGTACATTGACATTGAATCTAACATAGGAGATTTTCAAAACATTCACAAAGCACTGGCTGTAATGTATAGGCCAATTGTAAAGGACGTTAAGGGCAAATATGAGATAGAGCCTTACAAAGGTGATTTAAGTTACTCAGAGGTGTTAAAATACGCACCATTAGACGTTGTACTACCTGCATCTGTTTTTTTTTGGACTTTAGGAATAGAATTAATAAGCAGTACGCTGTCCTCTTTGGAGAAAATGAAGAACAAAACCCATATTCAGAGAATGTTCAATTCTCAAAACAATGGGGTTGGTATAGCTCAATCTATCACGTCGCTCAAGGAGACATTAGAAGATTTGACGAAGTTACAGCGTTGGGACTTCATCAGTGCTTAACATTTTTAACCTTTGAACAACAAAAAAGCAGAATCGAGGTTAAACAATTAAAGCGATCACATGAAAAACTATTATAACCTATCTACATTATTGCATGACTCTATACTTGCAGACCCTTTAGTTAACCGAGTAACGAAGGGAAGTTTGGATAAAATCACAAATGCGAAACAAGATATGTACCCATTATGCCATATTATATTTAACGATGTAGCATTTAGAGGTAATACAACGGTGTACAATGTGTCATTGGTTATGATGAGTATAGTAGATATTAGCAAAGACGATGTAACGGATATTTACAAGGGTAACGATAATGAGGATGACGTGTTAAATACTACTTTAAGCATACTAAATAGAATATTTGAGAGGGTAAGAAGAGGTGACATTAACGATGCTGGGTATGAAGTGTTAGACGACACTGCAAGTTGTGAACCTTTTGTTGATAGATTTACCGATGCTGTTGCTGGTTGGACAATGACCTTTGATATATTGGCACCAAATGAAATGACAATATGTTAGCAGATTTAAGGGAGTCGGGGCTACAAGGCGCATTGGATAAGTTCAAGGCTTCGGTAATTAAACAAGCGCGTACTAACTTAACGAAAGGACGTGCGCCTTTTGGTTCACACAACAATACACGAAAGTTATACAACTCTTTAAAAGGTGAAGCGAAGGTTTATGCTAAAGGTTACTTCCTTAACTTTCAGATGGAAGAATACGGTAACTATCAAGACAAAGGGGTAAGGGGTAAACGTTCAAGTGCGAAGGCTCCTGACTCACCGTATAAGTTTGGAAGTGGCAAAGGCAAGAAAGGGGGGTTAACAGATGGTATAAACAGATGGGTAAAAGCACGTAAATTTCAGTTCAAAGATAAGAAAGGGAAGTTCATGAGTTACGATGCTACAGCATGGATAATAACACGTTCAATCTATGCGAAGGGTTTACGTCCTACTTTGTTTTTTACTAAGCCATTTGAAGCAGCTTACAAACGTTTACCTCAAGAATTAGTCAATGATTTAAAAATAGATTTAGAAAAGATATTTAACTATTCAATTAAACAACCGAAATGATTAGAGCAAGGTCACCTTATATTATTAGTATCAATGAAGCAAGTCAAGTTAGTACAAAGATTGAATTGTTTATCAGTGCAACAACTTTCTCCGGTACACCACAATATACACTTGGTAAAGCAATTCCTGCATCAAATGCTCCAACAACTTATTATGACATTGCACCATATATAAGGGAATACTTTGACCACACTGTTTATACTAATATCACTACCTTATCAAATACGTACACGAGTATTCAGAATTTAAACGTAAGAGTAAAAAGGTACAAGACAGTTGGAGTTACAGAAACATTAATAGATACAACCGATTATATTGCTACAGATGGATACTCGGAGTTTTCGGATAGTGTAAATTATAACGGTGGCAATTACTTATTAGACCAAAAAAACTATTACTATCATAGTGGCGCAAACCCAGGTTTTATAATGGCTTATTTAGAATCTACTCATAAGGTAAAATGGACAGATTCAACTGGTTCTACTTATACAAGTTCATCAACTGGTAATAAATTTCATTGGATACCAAAGGCTTATGACTTATCATTTGTAACTGATTATTGGATTGTTAAGATAACAACCGCAGCAAATGTTGTTTTAGCTACATGGACATTTTACCCTGTTGAAGAGTGTTTGTATACACCTGTAAAAATTGACTTCATAAATAAACACGGAGCGTTTCAACGTGAGTTTTTCTTCAAAGCGTCAAATGATAATATCGAAGTAACGAATAAAGATTACAATTTAATGCAACCGTACAATTATAGCTTAACAGGGGGTCAAAGAACAACGTATAACCAAAACGGAAAGCAAAGTATAAAGGTCAATAGTGGTTGGGTTGAAGAGGATTTTAAAGATAACTTAAAACAATTGATGTTAAGTGAAAAAGTTCTGGTAGATGAAAAGCCTGCTATCCTAAAAACAAAGTCAATTGAACTAAACAAGTCGCTAAACACAAAACAGATTAATTACAGTTTAGAATTTGAATTTGCGTATGACTTAATTAATAGCATTGTATAATGAGACAGGTAGACGTATATATAGAAGTTATTGCTAATTCAGGCAACTATGAAAAGTTAGAGTTGTTTAACGATGAAGAGATTCAGATTAATAGTTCGATTCAAAACGTTCAAGACCTTGCAAAGGTTTACACTGATTTCACGCAGTCGTTTACTATTCCTGCATCGCCACGTAACAACAGACTATTTGAACATTTTTATCAGTCGGATGTAAATGCAAATGATAACCCTAACATTAAGCGCAACGGATTTATAGAGATAGGAACGATACCATTTAGGAGTGGGAAGATATCAATTGAAAGTTCCAACGTTGTTAAGGGCAGAGTTGAAAGCTATTCTATTACGTTTTACGGTGATTTAACGAGCCTTAAAGATGCATTCGGGGATGACACTCTAAAAGATTTAGATTTAAGTGTGTATAGTGAACAATATAACGGAAACGCAGTAAGGACAGCAATTACGACAAACAATGCTTTATCTAACATTCGTTACCCTTTAATTTCATCAAGTAGGCTATGGAGTTATAATATTGGTGCAAATACGGATATAAGTAACATTAGTTACCCTATTGTTTATACTGAATTATTCCCTGCATTACGTGTAAAAAAGATATTTGAGGCAATCCAAACAAAATATAACGTAACATTTAATTCTAATTTCTTTAATCAAAAGTTGTTTACTGAGTTGTTTCTATGGTTAAAAAACGCAAAAACAATGCAAGCATTGACCGAAACATTGCAGTATACTGTTGATGACTTGCAAATAAATGATGACAGTAGAGTAAATGTGACTACTGACACGGCTGATTTAAGTAATACTGAAGGTGTTTTTGTGTACGCACAAGGAAGTGCAAATGTACCAACAGCAAAATTATATTTAGACGTTTACGTAAACAATAGTTTAATAAATACATTTGAGCTAAAAAGCACAGGTGTATACAGGGATAACCAAATTATACCACGGACGACATATAATGGGACAAATATAATGAGTTTCAAAATTAGAGCTTCGGTTCCGTGTACTGCAACAGTTGTAGGTATAAGGATAGAGTATAAAAACATAGGGGCTGGCGTTTTTAACACGCTAAAAGCACTGCAATTTAGATGTTTAAACAAAACATTTGTAGAAGCAACTATTGACCCAACGGTTTACGCTCCTAACATTAAAGTTAGTGACTTTGTTAGTGGAATCTTTAAAATGTTTAATCTTACTTGCTATGCCACATCAGTAGACAACTTTCAAGTAGAGCCTTTAGATGATTGGTATACAAAGGGAGCGGTTGTAGATATTACAGAATATGTTGACACGGATGAAATTACAATAGAGCGCCACAAACTTTACAAAGAAATATCTTTTGATTATGAAAAGTCAGAAAGCTTTTTAAATAAAGAATATTTTGATTCACAAACAAACGCACCTAAAGAGTTTGGAAGCTATAAAGAAACAAATTCAAATTATGATGGTGGTGAATATAAAATAGAATTACCATTTGAAAACATACGATTCTCGAAAGAATTAACAAGTAATGTAAATGAGCCACCAACAGCGTTTATTCTAAATGAAAAAACTTCAAATGAAGCGTACGACAACAAACCTATATTATTATATTACAATGAAAATTCTGTTGCAACATCTTTTTATTTTGACACAGGGGTTTCGACTGCAATAGTAAGTACATATAAACCTTTGACTAATCAACTAACGTATAACAACGTATTGTACTCAAATCATTTTGCAGTTGAAGGTAGCCCATTTGACGCGACTTACATTACAAATACTTTGTACTCACAATACTACGATAGCTATTTAAAGAACCTATACAACCAAAAGAACAGACTTACAAACGTTAAAGCGTTATTCCCTATTTCATTACTTACAAGTTTAAAGCTAAATGACAGGTTAATTATACGTGACAAACGATACATAATTAATGAGATGAAAGTAAACCTTACAACTGGTGAAGTTGATTTGTCTTTAATCAATGATTTTAGAGCGGTCGCTAACGTTAACGTGCCTATTCAAACAGCCACAACGACAACAGTTGAAGTGCCAGTATTCATTGAAAATGGTCAAACATCAACAGAAATATGCGTGGGTGCTACTTGCACAACTTACACATCGGAGCAATTAATATCAGTTACTTTACCAACTAACACGTCTGGTGTACCTGTTACAACATCGTTAACACGTGACGGAATACCATACACAACAATTTACCAAGATGCTTAACACAATTATACAACTATTGAAGTCTAATGATTTCTACGGTCAAAGCGAAATTATCGACATCGCAAAAGGTAAATATAAACTTACAACTTCTATTCGCGAAAGCTACAAACAAGCTAAAAGAGAGTTATACTTAAAACAAGCTACAAATGGCAGAAAAGAAAATAATTGAATTAGAGGTAAAGAATAATTTAGGGTCGCTTAAATCACAATTACGAGAAGCACAGGCTGAAGTAGCTAAGTTGTCGGAGCAGTTCGGTGTGACATCTAAAGAAGCGGCTAATGCAGCGAAAAGAGCAGCGGAACTAAAAGACCAAATAGAAGATGCAAAAGCCTTAACAGACGCGTTTAACCCTGACGCTAAATTCAAAGCGTTATCTTCTTCATTAGGTGGTGTTGCGAGTGGGTTCGCTGCATACCAAGGGGCTTTAGGTCTTGTTGGTGTTGAAAGTAAGAAAGTAGAAGAACAACTTTTGAAAGTTCAGAGCGCTATGGCTTTAGCTGAAGGGTTGCAGGCTTTAGGAGGTGCAAAGGATTCGTTTATTCAATTAGCTTCGGTTGTTAAAAACCAAGTTGTAGCAGCATTCGCAACGTTAAAAGGTGCTATTATTGCTACGGGTATAGGGGCTTTAGTGGTTGCTATCGGGTTTCTATTACCTAAAATAATGGAATGGATTGATGGCACTAAAGAATTAGAAAGAAAACAAAACGACTTAAATAGACAAATAGATAAAGCTAATAATCTATATAAAAAAAATACGGAGGAAATAGACAGAAACATAAATGCTGAATTAAGATTAGCTAAAGCACGTGGCGCAAGTGAACAAGATTTATTAAATATCGAGAAAAAAGGTCAAAAGCAACGTGTTGACGTACAAAAAAGGACAGTTGAAGAATTAGATAAGCTTATTAAACAAAAAAGAAATCTATATATTGAAGCGTTTGTAGATGAAGACTTTGAAAGAGCAAAGGCATTACAAAAAGAACAAAAAGACTTACAAATACAAAGGAGTCAAATATTAAAAGATAAAAAATTACAAAATGAAGAGTTGCTTTTAAGACAACAAGAATTAACTCTAACACAAGAACGTGAACGTAAAACTAATAATCAAAAAGTTCAAGCAGAAGTTAAAGAGCAAGTAAAAAAAGAGGAAGAAACTTATGAAGAAAGCTTAAACAGACGTTTAAAAATGCAGGAGGACATTGACTCTATGCGTTTAAAACCTAAAAAACTAAAAGATGACCCTAACTCGATAACTGCCAAGGCGATTTCTGATGCTGATGAGTTAATGAAAATACAAGTTGAAACAAGTAATAAAAAACAAAAGATTGACGAGGAAAATGCAGAACGTGAAAAGCAATTAGCTGAAGAAGTTAAGAATAAGAAAATACAAATGGGTCAACAAGCATTTGGGGTGTTAGCAGACTTATCAACTTTATTTGCAAACGGTAACGAAGCAGAACAACGCAAAGCATTTCAAATAAATAAGGCAGCGAGTTTAGGGCTTGCAATTATGAACACTGCAAACGCTGTTACGGGTGCATTAACAGCAGGTGGTAACCCTTTAAAACTTGCAACTGGAGCGCAATTCTTAGAAGCAGGAATAGCAGCGGCAACAGGCGGTATTAACATCGCAAAAATTGCTAACACACAATTTCAGAGTAGTGGAGGTGGTGGAGCTAATAATACAGTAACACCAACGGCACCACGTACACCGAGCTTTGACATTATACAAGCACAACCACAAATGCAATTAGGAGCGTTGCAACAACAACCTATTAAAGCGTATGTAGTAAGTGGTGAGGTGTCGACAGCGCAAGCCTTAGACCGTAATAGAGTAAGAAATGCAACATTTTAATCAATTCTAAGTTATAAAGATATGCAGAACATAGAGCTAACAATTAAAGACGATGACCAAGGGTGTTTCGCAATTTCATTAGTAGACCGCCCTGCCATTGAAGAGACGTTTATTTTTTTAAGCACATTGGATGTTGAGTTACAAGTTACCAACGATGAAAAACGTGAGGTTGTGGGGCTTGCTTTGGTGCCTAACAAACAGATTCTAAGACGTATCAAAGACAAAGAGTTTACGATTTCGTTTAGTGAGGAAACAATCGCAAAGGTGCAAGAACTCTATTTAAAAAAGAATTACAACAACAACGTAACAGTTGACCATGACCATAATGTTGAGGGCGTTAGCTTAATCGAAAGTTGGATAGTTGAAGATGAGAAACACGACAAATCTAACCTTTATAAATTAGATGCTGTTAAAGGTTCATGGGTTGTTAAGATGAAAGTTTACAACGAGGAAGTTTGGCAACAAATCAAAGATGGTAAATTCAAAGGGTTTAGTATCGAGGGAAAATTTGATGGCTTAGACCAACTTGAAGCAGAAAGCCATGAAGATATAATAAACGAAATTAAGGAACTTTTAAAATCAATATAAAATGGGAGTAACAATAATTGACAACACGCAAACGATTAACAACGCTACATGGAAGGTGCAACCAGACGTACTTGCATCCGAAAGTGGAATCGTAAAAGAAAACGGAACTATCCATTACATTGATGGAAAGTTAAAATACCATGTTGACGGTTCTATTAAAGAATTAGGGGTTGGTGTTGATTACGGGATTACCGTGTTAGATAGAATAACAGAAGTGCCAGGTTCACCAACGATTGGAGATAGATATCTATTTGCAAGTGGAACGTATGCAGGGGTAATTGAATGGGATGGTACCTTTTGGGCGTATGTATTGCAAAACTCAGCGGCAACGGTTGGGACATTGGTAACTGGAGTTAAAAACAACACTACCTACAGATGGAATGGTACAAGTTGGGCTACGTACACACAACAAAAAGTAATTGATTTAACATTAGCACGAAAAACAGATTCTTACACACTTGTAGCAACTGATAACGGTCAGGTAATTGAAATGAACAAGGCAACCGCAAACACTTTAACCGTGCCTTCAGGAGTTTTTACAATAGGTCAACAAGTATTAATCACACAATATGGAGCAGGTCAAACGACAATTGCAGGTTCGGGTGTAACATTAAGAAGTGACGGCGGCAAACTTAAGATTAACAGTCAGTATTCAAGTGCTACAATTCTGTTTATATCAGCTACGGAGGCGTATGTGTTTGGTAATTTAGCTTTATAATGACCGAGTTTAACGGCAATTTAACACCTTCATTTATAAGATTTAAAGAAGTCACTACCGCGTTGGATAGTGACTCTTTATTTATACAACCATTCAATAGTGGCATACCTAAAAAAATACTCATTACAAATTTAAGCGATGAGGATAACGGTGTTTTATTTGGTGGCACTAGTGCAGATGAGGATGTTTATCCT